GTCGGTGTTGGTGGCCTCGACGGTGACGCCCTCGGCCTTGGTGACCAGTGACGCGCAGGTGTCGAACGCGCCGACGACCACGTGGTTGGCGGTGAGCTGGTTGGAGAGGACGATGGGGAGGTTCCAGATGTTGTTGCCGTGCAGGGCGGCGAAGTAGCCGCCGCCGTAGTACTCGGCGACATCGTTCTTGCCGATGCGCAGGAGCTTCCAGATGGCCGGGGTCATGACGATGGCGTTCGCGGGACGACCGCTGTAGGTCATGGTGTCGGCGATTGCGTTTGCGATCTCATCGGCGATGTCCACGGCTTTACGGGTGATGGCGGTGGTGCCACCGATGGTCTGGATGCCGGAGGTGCCGAGCAGGTCGGCGATGACCTTGGCCTGACGCTTAAGGTTCAGCTCGTAGAGCAGACGGCCATTGATGGCGCTGGCGAGGTAGCCGTAGTCATCGATGTACTCGTCGGACTCCTTGATGTAGGCCGCGACCTTCTCAAGGGTCACGGTCGTGGGGGTCGGGTCGGCGAAGTGCACGCGGGACTTGGCTGCGCCCTCGGCGATGGAGTTGGCGATGGTGCCCTCCATGGCGCCCTCGGTGAAGAACACGAGGGTGTTGCCTTCGATGACCTCACGGCCAAGGAGGTTCAGGACACCCATGGACTCGCGGACGCCCTCGACCACGTTCTTGTCGTAGGTGGTGATGGCCTGAGTTGCCTGCGCAACGGCAGGGGTGCCCTGCACGTCGGTGGCGGCGCGCTTGAAGGCGGGCGCGACGATGTGGAAGGACTTGCCGTGACCCTCGCGCTCGACGTAGTTGACGAAGTGCTCGCCGAGCGAGCGTGCCTGCGGTGCGGGCATGTTGTCCTCCTCACTGGGGGTGTTGACGGCTGCGGCGGCGACCGACTCGATGGAGTTGCCGCCGCCGTTGATGACGAGCTGGCGCTTCTCGGCGTTCAGGGCCGCGATGTTGGCGCGGCGCTCGTCCTCGGCCTTGTACAGGTTCATCTCGGAGTCGATGGACTCCATCTGCTCGATGGTCGCGTCCTCGGGCAGGTTGGCGGAGAGCTCAAGCACCTCCGCGCGGCGGGTCATGTAGTCCTCGCCGTCCATGCGGCGCAGCTCGATGGCGCCCATGGGGGTGAACTCGGAAATCAGCATCCGGGTCCTCCTTACTTATCGAACTTCATGGCTTTGGCCCTCAGCTCCATGCGCTTACGTCTAAGCTCATTGGCTTTCTGGGCCTCTAGCACGCTTTGAAGTCGCTCCGCCTCAATCCTCTTGATCGCTCCGTCATAGAGGGAACGCGCGCTAATCTCTGTGTTGGGGTCGGCGGGAAGCGAGACTGCGCTCACGTCGTAAATCCGCTCGACCTTGTGAATGATGGACGTGAGCTTGTGCTCGTCCTCGTCGTAGACTTCCTCAATCTCGTCCCAGTTGGGCATGAACGCCCACGACATGCGGGTGATGAGTCCCGCGTCGATGTCCTCGTACATCCCACGGGACGAAGTGGTGCTGCCGAGGTCACCTGCCATGAACAGCCCGTGCAGCTGCGGCTCCACGAGGAGCGTGTTGTTGCTCATGCGGGCATACACACGCCCGCTGTGGTCGAACTGGAAAATCACGTCGCTCATGTCGCAGTCGCGAAAGGCTTCGGAGTCGATAATCTCCCAATACTCGATTCCGCCGAACTCGTAGAGCTTGTAAGGGTCATTGAAGGTGGAGGCGTAGCCCTCCACGTAGTAGGCGCTATCAAAACGCCGCTCGGCGCCCGTGGAGACGGGGGCAAGCGGCGTCAGCAGCGACCTGTACTGTCGCTCATGCGGCTTTGCGGGCATCTCTGCCTCCTAGGTTGTTAAACGTCTGCCTTCTCCACTGCGCCGTAGGCATCGGCGTCGTTGTAAATCTGGTCGTCGCCGCCCAGGTCGAAGTCGGGGTCGTCCACGGGGTCTGGCACGGGCAGGCCCTCGCGACCGCCCGACGCGAACACCACGCGCCCGCCCATGTCCATCTGGAAGAACTCGCCGCGCACCATGAACACGTCCATGCCTGGGAGCGTCGGGAGGTTGAGGATGGCGCGGCCCTCGTTGACCGTCATGATGCCGTAGGAGGTCATGTCACGGACGATGTTGCGCTTGGTGGCGGCACTGACGAACTGCAGGCGGTCGGAGCCGAACCAGATGCGGTTCGGCGCGTCCGTCTGCGTGACCATCCGCCGCGAGAAGCACGACTGCGTGAGACCCTCGGATAGGTGCAGGAAGAAGGTCTCGACCTTGCCCTCGTAGTAGGAGTCCCACTTGGCCTCGTCGGCCTTGTTCTGCAGGATGTCCTCGTTGCATCCGAAGTAGTCGAAGACGTGCTTGTCGATGCGCTCCATCTCGTCGGTGGAGATGGTGTACGTGGACGCCTTCACCTGCTCGATGTCCGAGAAGGTGGAGTCGTAGGTCATAAGCACGGTGTCGTTCTCGGTGAAGTTGCGCGCGTAGAACTCGTCACGCTTGCGCCGCTGGTCCTCGGGCGCCACCTGGCCGACCACCTTGCCGATGAACTTGATCTTGCCGCCCAGCTCGACGGCGTTGTGCTCGGCCTGCACCTGCTTGTTCAGAAGGTCCATGGTGGCCTGCAGGTTGTTCGCCGTGCCGAAGTAGTCGCTGAGGTACTGGTACTTGGAGATGCAGCAGACCTCGGCGGCGGGGAACGCCATGCACTCGCCCGTCCGCAGCGTGAACCGCACCCACATCTCGCCGTCCACGTCGATGAGGTCGGTGGTCTCGGGGCGCAGCGGGAACAGCCCGTTGGTGTACCCGCGGTCGTCGTAGGTCGGGATGACGAACGCCGTGCAGTCCACCTCGTAGATGGTGGCGAGGCGGTAGAGGAACCTCGGCCACGTCATGTACGGGTTCGGCCAGCTCTTGAACGCCTTCACCAGCTCCGGCCTGCCGTTGCCCGTGATGTGCGGCTCGCCCTTGGAGCACGCGCTTGCGAACGCGTGGACGCAGGCTCGGGTAAGCTCCATCTCGTAGACGCCGCCGCGCCACGTGCGGAATGACGGGTTGTAGTCGGTGAGCGTCTGGAAGTAGCTCGCGGTCCTCGACTTCGCGTCGGACCGTCTGCCGAACCTACCGAGGAGCTTTGACAGGAGGTTGTCGCTCGCCAAGGGCCATCGCCTCCCAACGCGAAAAAGAAAAAGGGCCACGAACCGTGATTCGTGACCCCGTATAGCTATCCCACCATAGCAAATATAGCCGTTCGCTATGGAGAAGTCAATTGGATACACTGCAGATTCTATGCGTCTTTCGGCGGAAATCGGCAATGCAACGCGTCGGCACCCGTCCGCTCGCCAACGAGACGTTCTAAGCCCGTTTGCGGCCCTGCAATCCACATCATGGGCAAATACTCGTAATTGACGCAAATAGGCTGTCATGCGGCCTCTGGTGGCCTCTGGCGGCGTCCTACGGGTGTGTGGCAGTCACGCCCACCCGCGTGACGAAAACAGCACCGTCGCGCATGGCGGCGGAGTGGCCGCACCGTCGCCGCGCCGTCCGCCGCGCGGGCTGGTCCCACGGGCCGACCGACGGCACCCCGTCTCAGAGCTAACCTTCACCGATCGACAACCTTCACCCCCTCCCAAAGTCCACCAGCGGTGGTGGGAGGGCTGGCAACGGTGGCAACACGACTCGCGCGCGCGATTACCTCTTTAATAATTACTAAGGCATATACCTTCAAAATTAAATTCTGGATATAGGGTGCGTTGCCACCGTTGCCGTGTTGCCGAGTGGTCTAAATGCACCATCTACCTGCTGCTTTACTGGCAACGCATCGGCAACGCTTGGCAACAGATGGCAACGTGTTTCAACAGGTTTCAACAAGGGTTATCTACAAAAGTCTCAACCTGTACTTGAGTGTTTATAGTTTTCAACAGAAATCGGCACTTTTTGCCCGAAATTCCCGTTGCCGCCGTTCTGGGTGAAAAGGTACCCTCGCGGCACCCTCCGTGGCCCCTTCTCTATATCAAAATCTTTACTATCTAGGCATGAGAAGGCGACCCCGCCGCCACCGCCGGTGGACATGCGGAGCCGCCGCCCTCGCTACGTCAGGATGGCCTTGTACTCGTCCTCGTGGCGCAGCAGCGCTATGTAGCCGTCCAGCTCCGCCATGAAGCCGTCAATCTTGTTGGCCCCCTTGCCCTCCTTCTTGTCGGGCATAATGTTGAGGTTGGAATCGTATATTGCCATGACGTTCATGCGGCACCAGCGGTTGATGGGATGGGCGTCGTCCACGAACCTCCCCTGCTGGTAGTCCGCACGGATGCGGTACATCGGGTCGGAGAGTGTCTTTGCGCCCTGTATGACCTGCTCGCAGCGCTCCTTCCCCACCATCTGCTCCAGGAGCTCGCGGTCGCCGCCGAGGATGTGCCACGGGTCGTAGCCTATGGCGAAGGTGTAGATGCCGTGCTCGTCGCGCAGCTCGTTGACGAACTCCGCGAGCACCGAGACGGGCACGACGTTGCCGGGAACCACCCGGAGCAGCCCCTGGTCGCGCCACAGGCGGTAGGGCGCGTGGTCCTTGGTGGCCTTGTCGCCCTTGGTCTCCTGTGCGTCGAACTTGGTCTCGGGCATCCAGTACATGCTCGTCTCGTAGATGTGCGGGTCGAACACCGCCGCGCCGCGCTCGTCGCGCACCACGTTGCCGTCGGCGTCGCGCTCCGGCCGCATGCAGAGCACCTGCGCCGCCGCGAGGTCCACCGACTGCGCGTAGTCGAAGCCGATGATGCAGTAGCGAAACCCCGCGTTCCAGAAGTCGAAGCGCTCGTCCGAGCCGCTTTCCTCCCAAGAAAGCCACGCGGTGGAGCTGTTCTGGGGGACGTTGAAGTCCTTGGTCAGCACGGTCGGGCGGAAGGTCGGCTCGTTGATGGCGCGCTGGACGAACCCCCGCAGCGTGTCGATGGACTTGATGGTGCCGAGTCCGGGGTTGGCCTTGTACCAGCACTCCTCGTTGTGCATCCAGTCGTCGGAGCGGTCCAGCTCCCAGATGAACGGGATGAAGCGGTCGTCCTCTATCTCGCCGTCGAGCCAGCGGCTCGCGTAGGCGTACTGCGTGTCGTAGATGGAGTTGCGCACGAAGCCCGCCGTCGTGATCTCGAACATCAGCGGCTGGTTGCGCGCGGACATGCCCTGCTTAACGTCGCTGTAGGGGCCGTCAGACTTCCATGCGGCAATCTCGTCGCAGACCGCGCCGTGGACATCGAGGCCATCCAGCTCCGTGTTCATGGTGAGCGTGGTGATGAAGCCGTCGTTGGCCTCGTGCAGGATGCCCTGCCGCCGCCGCTCGGGAACGGTGCCCATGCGCTCGCGCTTCTTCAGGGCTGGGGACTGGTTCATCATCTTCTTGCAGCCGCCGAAGCAGAGCGCCGCCTGCGAGTCGGTGCACGCCATGGTGTAAATCTGCGGGCCGTACTCCCCGTCCGCGACCATGAGGTACTGCATGATGGCTGCGGCAATGACCGTCTTTCCGTTCTTGCGGCCCATGATGACGAGCACCTCTTGGAACTCGCGGTTGCCCTCGTCGTCCACCCAGCCGAACACCGCCGACAGCATGAACTTCTGGAAGGGCTGCAGCGTGAGCTTCTGCCCCTGCTTGCCAGATGTCTGGCAGCAGAACGCCTCTATGAACCGTATGGCGTGGTCTGCGCGCCTCTGGTCGTAGTGCCACCTCTTGTAGCTGTCACCGCGCTTCTTGAGGATGGCGCACAGCTTGCGTATCTTGCCCGACGTGACGAACGCGCCAGCCAGCACGTCCGCCATGTACTCGCGGTACGCGCTAGTCATCGTCGCCGCTCAGGAACTCATCGAGGTCGTCGCCCTTCGACGGCGCCTCCGCCGCGAGCTGCTTGAGCTGGCGCAGCGCCTCGCCCTGCATCTGCATGTACGCCTTGATGGACCCCTGCGCGGGGTTCTGCACCATACCGTGCAGCCCCTCCACCATCAGGCCCTGCGTGTCCAGGATACGGCGGCACTCCTCAATCTTGTCGTCCAGCCACGCGTACTGGCAGATGGTGGACTCTATCGTCGGGTCGGTGAGGTCGTAGCGGCCCGTCCGCGCCATGTCCTGGTAGGCGACGGACTCGCGTATGACCTCCTTCTTGTAGCTGTCAGTCTTCTTCGCCATCGATGAACCTCACGCTCTCGTAGGGCACCACGTCAACGGCGCCGCTCTCCCACTCGCACACCCAGCCGCCGCGCCCCGTCTGCAGCGTGTGGACCGCGCACACGCGCTCGTGGACCTCCTGGTGGGTCACGAACCCGTCCTCGTCGCAGACGGGCTCCTTGACCTTGGCGATGGCCGGGCGCACCTCCGGGTGCATCACCGTGTAGTCGTAGACCGCCTCAAGCTCCGTCTCGTCGCTCACAGCTCAACCCCCTTCCTGACGGGTCTCCCGTCGTCATCGAACCAGACCCTCGTGGGCTGGCTCTGCTTCTTGAAGCCCTTGTCGTGCCTCCTGTTGTGGCAGTTGCGGCACAGCCCGACGCACTTGCTCGGGTCGAGGCTCACCTTGGGGTCGCAGACGTTGAACTCGTTCAGCTCAACCAGATGGTGGACCTCGTCTATCGGCGTGAACTCCCCGCGGTCCATGCAGTCGGCACAGAGTCCGTGCTGCCGCTCCCAGACGGCCTGACGGCACGCCTGCCACGCCTTCGACCTGTAGAAACGCCGCTGCCACGGCTTTGGCTTGTGCATTCGCCACCAATCCTGCCGTCACGTCGCTAAAGGCATAACTAACTTCCTGCTATGCGTACAAAGTATAACAATCTTCCCAGCTACTTTAGCGCGCTAAAGTGGTTTCTGGGGTGTTCTCGCGCATATTCCATCC